ATGCACTAATTTACCTATTTGTGCGTACCTTGCCGAAACTGTTCCATTGCCTAAAGTGAAATCCGTGTAGGTCGGTGTCCAAGTTGTGTAACCACCTGCCCATTTTAAGCCAGTTGCTTCACCACTTGCAGCAACAAGAATCGTGTCATTTGCGCCAACTGCTAATCGTGCAGGTGTATCAGCCGCGCTTGCTGCAATTAGATCGCCTTTTGCATCAACAATTGCGTTTTGAATAGCATTAGAATCATCTTGGGCAACCCAACTAAAATCCATGTCTGTGTTAGTTGCCTTAGCCAAGACTTGACCAGTCGTTCCACCTTTAAGATCGACTAAAGAAGTATCGATGGCATTGACCGCTGTGCGAATAGCAAGCGCGCCATTCTTTACGAGATCTGTATTGTCTGGCTCTGGCCAGTTAAAGTTCGGACTTGTTGCCATTTAGTTTAGTGCTCCTGTCGCATTGTTCCAGATAAGTGTAGCATTTGTTGTATCCCATGTTATTGTGCTAGGCAAAACTGTATCCCATTGTGTCGTTGATAGTGAGAACTCTGTAGCTGAGATATAAAGCGTTATTTCGACATAACTAGGTGTGGCTCTTAGAGCTACATTCTCAACAAAGCCCTCAAAGGTTCCGCCCAGTAGATTGCTAGGCAAGTTGTTGATTAGCACAGGCTGACCGAAATAAACTCCCACGAGGCTGTCAAGCATTGCGGTGGTCATGTCTGGATTATCTAGACGAAAGGTAATAGCTCCTAGTGAGCCTTTAGGCACACGCCTTAGATTGAGTTCTCTATTGGCAATATCCGTAATGTCTGCAAGGTTCTTGATGTTAGAGTCAAATGAACGCTCGAACAGGCCGTAAGAGGCTATAGAGTCGGTATCAGAGGTACTGTAGGTGCTTGCGTATCCTGTGGCATAGCGATAGATAAGGCTGTTACGGATGCGAGCAATCTGAGTTGTGGATTTGATAGAGGATGGTGATGCGAATGAGCCATCGAGGAAAGTATAGCCATTTGTTGCGAGAGTGTTAGATCTGTGATCTGCATCGTCATAAGAGACATCTCCATCCTTCTCCTCGTAAAGCTGTCCGAGTGCGCTAGTAGCAATCTGATCTGCAAGGGTCTGAGACTTGGCAGAAGCACTAGCTGCTAAGGCAATCATTGTGTAGAAGCCTGAGTCAATAGTGCCGATGTAAGACTCTGCCTCATTCCATGTTACTGTGGCTGGATATGTATCCCATGTCAGGGTCGGTGTTACTTCTGCCCATGAAAGGTTAAGGGCTGAACCTAGAATGGCTGCAATCTGTGCGCCATCTAAGCCTTCTGCAAGTGCTGTGTTATAGACGACCTTTGTCAGTTTAGCTAATGAGCCAATGCCAAGAATTGTGCCAGTAGTAATGTAGCCAGTTTCTTCTGGGCTTCTGACACCAATGTTAAAATCTGAGACTTCTCCACCAAACACGGTGACATAAGTGCCGCTGCCATTCTTTAGCTCTAGAGTTACTGGCTCTGTAACATTGATGGTGAAGTCTGCCCCAGTAGTGTTGATAATCTCTACTTGGCAGTAACCTGCCGTGGCTTGGCGATCAATGTCTAAGCGACCAGATGCAAAAGAAACAGAGGTAACAGTCGTATAGACATCATCACCTACTGTCACTCGCCATTCTGGAAGCCATGTCATACCGCTATAAGTCCTCTGAGTGTGCCTCGGTAATTAGCCTCAACCAATACATTCTCAATAGCCTCAGCAATGGCGTTAGGGTCTCCCACGCCTGTATTGACATTGATGGTGACGCCTGCTGGCACTTGGTTGCCTGTACCACTTGTACCTAATCCAACGCTAGAAGGCATAGAAGGATTAGTTGGGGCAACGGATGGAATAGAAGCTCCCACAAAAGGCTTATAACCACCCAGTGCGGCTTGCTGCTGTTGATTCAGGGCATTGAAAGCAGAAGCAGCTGATCCAGCAAAGTTGTTAAAGTAGGTGGTTAAAGATGCTAGTTGCTCTTTGACTGACATAAAGTTAAAGTTCTTGAAGATGTCATCTAGTGGCTTAATGCCTGCGAGGGTGCTGACTAACTTCTCTGTGTTCTTCTGTGCCTCATCGAGCATCTTTGTGTATTTCTCGATCTGGCTAATGTTCTCATCTTCGATGGCTTTCATAAGCAGCAAGCGGATGCGATCTTCTTCTGAGATTTTGCCCTTTAGGGCTGCCTCAATCTGGATCTTTTGTAGGTCAAAGATAGCCTTGGCCTTAGAAAGTTTTAAGTTTTCCTTTGTGGATTTGGTCAAAGCGTTTGTAGATTTGACCTGTGCTGCTGCTGCTTTTGCAGCTGCTGCGTCTGCCTTCTGTGTATCTTGTGAGGATTTACTTATTGAAATATTACCCATGCCCTTGAAAGATCCAGCAGGATTATTCATTACAAAGAAGTTTTTAGGATCAAACAAAGATTTAGTAATTGCAATGAACTCGCCGGTCTCGCGTGTCAGGGCTGCAAATGCGTTGGCTATCTTTCCAATCCCGTTGATAACTGGATCAATAGTGCTAGAACCTGAAGCAGTTTTTAGAGCATCAACAAAGCCCTTGCCAATAGTCTCTTTGGCGTTATTGACTGCAACTTGTAACTTGGCAATCTCACCTGCGTAAGTATTGGCAGCAACAACTGATTGTCCTGCAAACAAAACATTGAGGCGTTGTTGAATTTCCTCAAATGATGATGAGGTAAGTTCTGCCTTGCTTAGTCCTACGCCTAGACGACCAAGAGCTTGATTCTGCCCTAGATAAGCCTTTTGAAGGCTTTGTGAAACCTGTGTAAGGCTTTTGCCTGTGCCAGCTGAGATGTCTAATGCGAGGTTAAGTAATTCCTGTGATTTAGTAACTGACAAAGTGGCGCGAAGGAATCGATCCATTGCAGGACGAAGTTCATCGTCAAGCACACCTGTCTGTTGCTCTAAGCGTGAGATGTAGCCATTGATTGTGCCTGCGTTACTACCGTAAGCGAGGCCAAGGTTGTTGAGTGTCTGTCCTAATGCTCTGGCTGCTTTGTCATCTTCTGCAAAAGCCCTGACTGCTAGACTTGCGCCACGAACTCCAAAGGCTAAACCAAAAGCCCCAGCTAAAGTTTTAACACTCTTAGTTAATTTAGCGGTTGCAGTATCGGCCTGCTTAAATGCTCTTTTGCCAAGAAACTCTGCCGCAATATTGATTGCTACATTACTCACGCGGCTCTCCTTACATCTACCATGGCTGTGCGACGATTAAACTTTGTGGTGGTGTTCTCAATAGACTTAAACACTGCTGCATTTGCTTTGCCCTGAGTCTTTGCCCATGCTCTGAAGATTAAGCGACCCATCATTCGATGATCGCCTTTCTTGTTAGGCCCATAGAGTTGCCCTAAATTAGAGATGAACTGATTGCCTGCGTATGGGTTATTGGATCTAGATACACCCTTAGATGCTCCGCCTGCGCGTGGGCCTACCCAATCTTGGCCTTGTCCATTCTTACGACCAGCCGTTTCATAAATAGCACCCTGCATAGATTTATTCTGGATGCGTACAACATTAACAAACCCTGCTCGGTTAGGCTTAGAAGGTGTTGTCTTATAAACAATGTTTCGACGAATCTCAGCTGCATCATACTTAGGGAAACGACCGCCCTTAGATGACTCGCGCTTTGACCAGCCAGACATAGGTGAGGCAAGTGGCACATAAGATCGAGCCTCATTAGTAATTGGCTTCAGGACTAAGCCCAATTCTTTTGTTAATTCCTTGGCTAAGTCTGGAGCATATTGCTTTAAGGCTTTACGAAGTGCGACCGCGCCGACTACCTCTGTTGCCATCGCTCACCTCTTTCGCCTCATCATTAAGCCCTTGCACTAATGCATCGAGCATATTTTTATCTAACTCTAGTAACTGCTGTGGCGCGATCCCCAATCTAATGCTTAGCCTAGCAATTAGATAGGTGAATGGAAGATCGCGCTTTAAGACAAAGGGTCTGAATCAAGCACCTCGACACTTTGTAGTGTCTCAATGAAATCCATACCAAAAGGCTTAACAGTTTCACCTGACCTGCGAGTGACTTCCCATGCCAACCAATAAACATCCGATTGCTTTTCCTCATCGCGAAAAGCCTTGTGGAAACCCTTTTTAGCGTATTGCTCAAACGCATACTCCACTGCTGGAGTGATCTCGCCTTCTAACACGCTTCCATCTGTACGAACGATCTTTAGTCTTGCCATGATTAGCCCCTTAATTTAGTTGTTTAGAATGTGCCTGTAGTTGCTACTGCCACTGTTGAATTAGCAGTGAAAGTGATTGACTGTGTGCCAATATCGCCAACAGCACCATTGATGTCTGTTGTGTTATTGACTAGCAATGAAACAGTGTATAGAGGGTTTGTAGCAGAAACTGCTGTTCCCTTTGTCTGTAGGAATACAGCTGTGATTGTGGTTCCCCAAGCAGCTTGGAGTGTTGCTAGAACATTTGCGGCTGCTGTGTCATTAAGGAAGTCGATAGTTACTGTTGATGACTCTAAGCCCTTTACGAACTTGTGTGATGAGTCGCCCATTGCAGTTACTTCGAGTTCATCAAATACGCGGTTAATAGTTACTGCCGTTACATGGTCAGAAAGATCAACAGAGTTAATCTTAACGCCGACCTGATTGTTTAGAAATACAGCCATTAGGATTATTCCTCGTCTTTCTTAGTAGATGCTGGCTTTGGTGTTGGTGTGCTAACCTGCCCGATTTTTTTCAGGAAGGCTTCGTTCTCTAGTTCCCACTCGGACATATTAACTCCAACTCGTAAGGATCGATACGGACATCTCACTTGACAACAGTTCCCCTGATGCCACATTGAGAATACTTGGTGCGCTGATTGCGCTTACATTATAGACCAGAGATGATGCTGCGAGTTTAGCGAACACGCCACAGACAGTATCTTCAATGCCGTTAAGGTTGCCTTCATTGTCAAATAAAGGCACAGTCATAATAATCTTAAAATTAGCCATTGGGCTGATAGTGATGTGCTGGTTATTGCTAGGTGTCAGATAAGGATCATCTGGAGACACGATCACAGAGTTAGCAAGAACTGTGGCAGGTGGAAAAGCAAAGACTTGATATTTTGTATTATCTACTAGAGCTGTGGCTAAAGTAGTGCGAAGTGTAGTTATCGCTACTGGCGGCATTAGCCCACCATTGAGCGAGGGTCTAGCGCGTGTGCAATCAATCCTCGCACCTTAGCGAGAAGCTGTGCGCTCATTCGGTAAGGGCTTGGCTGGAAATCGACTGCGTTACTGCCTGAAAGGGTGGCGGTACGCGCTTGCCAGATTTCAACAGATATCATTAAAGCTGCGTTCTGAACTGCTGTATCTGTTGTCCAGTCTGTGTAAGTCGTAGTGGACACAGAACCATAAGGAAAAATTGGGTGATACGCCTGAGCAACAGCGTGGTTTGTTGATACGCTGATTGAATAATCACTTACTGCCGTAATTGTCTTAGTACCATTATAAGAAGAACCTGAATTGGCAATCGTCACGCTTTGACCTACATAAAAAGTATCAAGAATATCATCGTTAAAATACAAGGTGCCTGTACCGACAACATTGCTATGTGCAACAGTGAACCATTTAGGAGCCCACAACATAGGAATAAGAACTGCATCTGAGGCATCGCAAACTTCTTGCAAAACGGCATCTGTGTACAGGGTGCCGACTCCGAGTGTGGAGCGTAATTCACTTACTGTCGTGAGAGCCATCTTGTTTCCTTTCTAAAGACTCTGGGGAGTAGAGGGCTACTACTCC